AAACAAGTTTATTGATTTGCCTTTTTAAATCAGCTTTTTGTTTATAAGTAGAAACCCTAGCATAAATAACACTGAAACGTTTATTTATTCCAAGAAAAGCATAAACAGAATCATCATGATAATCATAATAACCATTAGATAACAGAGTAACTTTAATTAAACCAGATTTAACATAAGATGACAAAGTAACTCTTGAAACTTTAAGTAATTTGAGAATTTCTTTGGATCTCATTATTGCAATTATAATAAATAAATTTATATACTTTTATATGGATTTACTACCCTGATGCTATTCAAATAAACGAAGTGAATGAAGAATACAATCTTTCTGATGCTATTCAAATAAACGAAGTGAATGAAGAATACAATTTTAATAATTTTATGTGTGTTCAAAGATGTGAATTTTAAGAATTTTTTACTTTTATATAAAATGAATTTTTTAACAACTGATTTTTTGGAATTTTCGCATCCTGATTTTAACTGTTCTGGGGACCGTGTATCAAAAAATAGATTCTCATTGGGCATTATTTCGGACAGATCAATGCCCCGAAAGAAAGTAATTGATAATGCTAACTATTTTTTGTTACCACATCGTTCACAATATAAACTTCGATTATCAAATGATCGTAGTACTAATTGCGACGCCGAAGTTTGGATTGATGGTGAAAAAGTGGGCGTTTGGAGAATTAAACCTTTTGGAAGAATTACGATTGAACGTCCTGCTAAAATTGATCGAAAATTTGTGTTTGTTTCGGAAAATAGTAGCGATGGTCATTCAGCCGGAATAATTAGTGGACGAAGCACTAATGGTATTGTTAAGGTAGTTTTTAAACCTGAACGCGAACGTGAACTTGTTTATATTGATGGTGATGCATATATAACAAATTCTAATATTAGACCATGTTCATTTTCTAATAAAGAATTTAGCCATAACCTAAATTATATGTCACAGGGTCAAACAATGGCTAATTATTCATTTTCCCCAGATAAATCAAATATGTCACATGGAGCTACAACATTGGGTAACCAGTCTGATCAATGGTTCGATTCAGTATCTCCAATTTATGATGTTGATACATCAAATATTACCACAATTATAATCAGATTAATGGTTGATAATGATCATTATATTGATAGACCACTAGTATCGCTACATGATGCACTTGGAACACATACAACAGATTATCCTCACCGATTGGAACAGGAAAGATGGGTACCGGAAAGATGGGTACCAGAAACTTGGAAAACTTATTTTTGATCTAATTAAAGCGTATTATGTACTCCTTTAATATTTTTTGGCCAAGAATGCACCTATAATAAAACCAATCATATTCATTACAACATCATCAATTCTACCGTACCAATAATCGCAATTTTTATAACCTACATTTGTGCGGCAACGAGGATTATTTAAATCATTACAACCAATAATTTTTTCTAATGGTATCCGATAAAGACAGAAAAAACTTTCTAAAAGTTCCCACGCAGATCCAATTATTAAGAATTCAATAAAATAATCAGGGAAACAGTAACCAAAATAGACATACAATAAAATATGGGTGAGTGCCCACATATCAATATTAAAACCGGCAATATTAACTAATGTTTTTGCCATCATGGGTTGGCACATTGATTTAAAAAAATTACATAATAAAATTAATATAATGGCCAGAATTATTGGCACATAAAAATTCTTATTTTTAATAATATTATGGAAATTATTTATTAGATTCATTATAATATATTGTAATATCTTATAATTAATAATTCGGCAATAATTTAACCATCACGCATCACGAATACTAATATTTTCCAAAAAAATTTTTAAATATAATGATTTTTCGGAATATTCTTGGCAAATTTCATTAATAACAAATTGCCGTGCCTCATTTTTAGCACCAGCATCTGATAAAAATTTAATATACAGTACGCAAGTATCGACATCATGCGTTGCCGATGCATTATGTCCTATTAAAAGAGATTCGATTGGAGTGTAATCATGTTGATCAGCAAGGTTAACATCGGCACCATGTATGATCAGGGCTTTTATTAATGCACCATAGCGAAATTCACACGCCGAACCAAGAGTTGTCGATCCACCTAAATCCGATGGATATACATTACTAGCTACATTTAAATCCACTCCATGCTTTTTGAAATAAATAACATCTGTTTCTGTCATTAAACTACCCGCAAAATGAATAACCGCACCAAATATACTAGTTGTGTATTTAGAATCCAATTTTTTGACCCATGGTTTGTATTTTTTTTCCTCCATATCACATTCAAATTGATAAATTTCGTCCTCTTGTAAGAATTCTTCATAATCTGGGCATTGTAAAAAATTGGTTTTGGTCATTTGGTCGAACGTCATAATATAATATATTTGCTATTGATTATTAAAAAAGAGATAATAAATTTCAATTATTTTTCAATCATGGAAAAAAATTTACTTTGGGAGATTACATATAATGATATTTATAATTATATTTGTTAAATTTATAAATAAAATGCCAAGAGGTGTTGGAATTGGTCATGCAGGTGGAGTTCATTCAGCAGGTCGTTTGGGTTATGGTGGTTATGGAGGTTATGGTCGCGCCGGTACTGGTACTCATTATGGACGTACCGGTTATAATAAACTTGGTCGTACAGGTTACGGTGGTTATGGACATGGTCGTATTGGTTATGGAGGTCATGGGGATTATAGTTATGGGAGACATGGACCTGCGGCAGGACGCGTTAATTATCCGGCGGGATATCGCAGCAGATACTATGGAGGTTACGGTTATGGTGGCGGATATCCTTATGGAGGGGCATATGGTGCATCGTATGGCTATCCAGTAACCACACCAATTGCTTATCCTGTTACGACTGCAGCTGCTTACCCCGGTTATGGAGGTTATGATATGGATCCGTATGATATGTATAATCAATATGATCTTACTGATCCGTATGGTATCGATCCAGCTATGTTATAAATTATAACTAATAATAATTAATTATAATTGATGCATAGTGGATATTATTTTTAACAATAATCTTTTTATTAAAATGAAAGAGTTTTGACAGTGATGTCCATTCGTTTATGGGCTTCTTTGATTAGCATTCGATCCTTTTCCACTAAGGATTTTAAATAAGTTCTATCTTCTGCTTTCATTTCAATGTGTAAATTTTGGCACGCCTGTTTAAATGTATTCCAATCATCATTAGTTTTTTGAATATCTGCCATGATTTTTTTTGAGAATATTTGGTTTAATAAATTATGTTAATATAGCTGTGTTAATACAATATATTTTCAAATTTTTAGAGAGCCAATATAAAATAATAAAACCGGAATCATTGTTTATTTGAATATAAACTATTTTATTCGTCATTATCATCGCAATAAATAAATTTTTTATTTGGAATCATACGTATGGTAACATAATGCGATACATTATATCGATCATATCCCCAAAATTCATCTACGATTTCTTCATTAGTCATTGGTTCTAAAACAGATTTAATGGTATCAATTGATTGTTGGCGTGTATTTTTATGCATACTATCAAAAAAACCGATGTCCTTTTTTTGTAATTCTTTTCTAATTTTTCCACTATCATTATCAGCATAACCTAACGAATAAAATATGTCATAAAATTTTTCAATATGATTGCGAATATAATTACCTACTTGCTCTTTGGTACGAGCATAAATTGGCACACACTTCATTCGACCATCATAACTACCCGAAACTACTAACCATAAATCAGCCATTATTTTTTTGATTATTATTTATTATGGTAAGCAATTATAATAAAATAATTTAAAAATCAATTTTTTGTATTGAATAAATTTAAATTGAAAAAATAATATTCTATGGTATGATAATACATACTATTTGTAATAATTAAAAAATGTTCCAAGCCAAACATATTAATACGAATCAAAAATTAACCACGGAAGAAATTATTAGTGCAGCAGTAAATGTCGCCGATGATTCATACGATAGTGTGATACGCTCTTTAAAAATAATAGAACAAACCAGAATTATCGGTGCTGAATCGTTAGATAAATTAAATGACCAATGTAATAAAATCAAAAATACTCAAATTCATTTAGATAATATTGATTATTTACAAAACAAAGCAGATCGAAATATGAGCGCCATCAATAGTATTGGTGGAGTTGTCACTAATAAATTTATACCGGAATCCAAAACACATGATAATGTTAAAAAAGGAAACAAAAAAGTCCGCAGCCAATTGAAAAAAGAAAAACAAAAAAAATCATCAAATAGAGGTGGATCATCACGAATTTTAGAATTGGTTGGTTTAAGAAAACAAAATAATTTGCCCGATGTAAAAATCACAAATGTGTACCAAGCTGATTTATCTATGTTACCCGAAAAAACACAAGAAACAATCCATAAAACTGACCATGTTATTGACCAAATTGGAGCAATATTGGATGATTTAAAAATGCTCTCTATGGAAATGGGTGATGAAATTACAAGCCAAAATACCAGATTGGATATAATGAAACCGGAACTAACTAAAGCTAATGTGCGAATGAAAAAAACCAATGCAAAAATACATAAGCAAATCTAAAAAAAATTGAAACTAAAAATCATTTGGTACTTCCATTAAATAAATGATAGTATATTACAACATACTATATTACGATATATATATTACTATTTGTATTATTTGTCAAAAATATGTCAAAGAATTTTTTGGGATTGGGCAATGATGCATTCAATTTGGCCTACGTCAAATCCATTGAATGTGACAAATATTCTTGCCGTGTAACAATTGCAAATACTAAACAAGTGGCTTTGGCTGGCGATGATTATGATGAGATATTTTGTCGTGATACAAAAATATCTTTTACAAATGGTAGCAAGGAATATGAAAAATTACAAGATTTCGTTAAATCGCTCAACCAATAAAAATAATTAAAACATATATCAAAATTTATATTTTAATTATTTAGTTTTGTGGCGCATCAATTTTTTTTACTTTGGATTGAGATAATTTAATCATATCGCGAATTAACGGATAAACTTCTGGCAGAGTTAAATAATTGCTACCATAATCCTTGGGTGCTAAATAAACTGTAGTGGATGACACTGTTGTCATAAATGGTGCACAACAGCGTATAAAATCAGGTTCGATGCGGCTGGTAATTAGTAACCGACACAAGCCATCAGTTTTGTGATAGCATTTTACTTCGGTAGTCACTAATGCTAAAGTATTTCGTTCGTGATTGATTTGGTGGAATAATGTGGTAAATTTTTCTTGGCTATCATTCATTTTTATAAATATACTAGTTTTAATCAAAGTGATATTGTTTTATATTAACACAATAAAAAAATTGATAATTGTATTGTGTCAATATAAAAAATTCTTTTATTATTACATTAACACAATGGCTAACATATTAAGTGATTTTGATATTGGGACAGCTTATGATATTGGAGAATTGATTCCCAAAATAGATTTATCTGGAAAATACATTATTTTGGTATCCGAATACGAATATGGTTTAATAAGTACCAAATTTTTTATTGTGGAAAAAATTGATGATTGTATTGCTTTTTTGAAAAGAAGATACAAAAAATTTAATAAAGAAAAAGATGATTATAAATATATTGAGGAAAATTATTTTGAGGATGAATCGTGTATGCGTATTATGAGTAGCTATGGTCCCGATAAAAATAATAATATTTTTGCTTCAAATATACGTTTTTTTGGAATTAACATGGAAGAATACAACACAATTAAAGAAACAGCTGTTAAAATTTTTGGGAAGTTTGTGTTTGATGTATTAAATTTTTAATTTTTTATTTGCACAAATAAAAAATTAAATTAAATTGTTACTAATTTTTTTTGTCCACCACATTTCTAGATCCTTATTAGATGCTGCAAAAATAACCGGTAAGTAGTGTGGCAAAACAATATTTTCTATTTCTTGTCTTTTTTGGTCAATATCATTATCTAAGGCATTGATTAAATTCATGTAATTTTTGTGCAAAACACTACCAAGACTATCTTTGATTGACCCAAAAATATTTGCGAATCTCTCATCAGTATTGTATTTTTGAGAAATAGATTCGATATAAATTGTATCCGATGATTTTTCGACAGGTACGATAGTCGCCACATAATTGTTTTGTTTGGTATCAATATCCCCTACATTTTGTTTGTACCATGTAGCTAAATCGGATCTGGCATACTTTTTGACATCAGTCATAATTTCCGACCAAATATATGATTTGAGTTCGGTTCCGTATTCCTTAATCAGGTCAGCATTAGATTCAGCGATAAGCAATTGCAAATTTTGATCATTATCACTGGTTAATTGCGAACTTTCACTCAGATGCTGGAATGCCTTGCGAAATCTCGCTTCGACATTAAATTGCAGTCCAACACATTCCAAAAATTCTGTTACGGTTCGAGTCATTTTTGGCTGTTTGATTTTCCGTCTTTCTTTGAAGGAATCCATTACATATTTGAAGCGACGATTAACAAATTCGCCTTTTTCTCTTTTGTAGTAGTTGTACCATTTAACTACCATTCCCTCTGGTACGCCTCCCAAACTAGATGTAATCGCTCCCGAAACCATTTTATTAAGCAAATCTTTGCAAATATCCACCGGTTCCACAGTTTTTTGTGAATAAACTACTGTTTCTGGTCCGGTATCCGCTGACCTTTTTTGATAAGACACTATTAAATCGGTATTAGCATAGAGTAGAGCAGCACATTCCAATCCCAAACGATCAGCTTCAGCTTTCTTATCCAATGGCAATAAATATGATTTATTTTGTGTATCATAAACATCAAATAGAATAAAAAAATATCTGGGTGTTCTAGAATAAATATTAATATTATGTTTAACTCTGGAAATCGCCTCACCATAATAAATATAATCAGGATTAATTTTATCGGCTAACGGATCAAGCATAACCATTGTTTTTGTGAAAGAACTACTAGTTGCACTAATCGGATGATTTTTATTATAATAAACCAATTTATTATTTTCTAAACGAAAACCCATTCGTGATCCATCATATTTTTCCTCAATGTAAAAAACATGATTTTGGGATGATTTTCTATTGTCCTCGATGGAGTTTACACAAGGAGTTTGTTCACACCATGCTGTTTGGATTGGATAGGATTCCATTATCCAAATACAAGTATGACCTTCATTTTTTAATTTTTTAATAAATATTTTTTCTTTGGCCTGTAAAGTATCCATATTATCATCAGTATTGATTTGATATTCGGTATCAGTTATTGGAGTATTAAATTTTTTCTGTCCAATATGGTCAATAGATGGGTATCCCATGAATTTTTCTTGGATGTTATTTTCCATTTGCCTTTCTTTTTTTACGAGTGATACTCCTATAATTAACACTCCATACCAAGGAATATAACCAATTATTTTTTTCAATTTTTATTATGAGGCATAAATAAATTTATTTTTTGGAATATGTTCAATTTTAATAAACACTTCTTTCTTATCATAATCTGCCGTAATTCCTTCCCCATACAATTCATCAACAACTTCTTCGTTTGTCATGGTGCTTAATACATTTTCTACAGATTTGATGTATTTTTTTCTAATTTTGGCATCGTAAAAATTGGTGGAAAAATCATGAAAATCTTCATCAAACCATTTGTCGTATAATTCGTCATATATTTTACCAGACGACTGATTGCATGCACTTAAATATTCAAAAACATTCAATAAATTTTTAATATTGTCTTTAATATATTGTCCAACTTGATCCTTATTTTTAGCAAAAATTAAAATTTTTTCAGTCTCGGTATCATATGATGTTTCAATAATCCAAACATCTAACATTATATATTTTATATAATGATGATAAGTTATTATATTCTATTTTTTTATGATGATTAATATATATAATCATGCCAATTGATTTGTGCAAAAAATGTGGTATATCTTTAGTTATTAATGCATATGGCAATACGAAAAAAATAAAAGGAAAAAATATCTGTGTGGATTGCTATACTAATTCGATAAAACCATACAAATTAATCTTATATGATAATTATGGTAATGTATGTGGTGGAACAAACATTTATAAAGTTATACCAAAATCAAACAATAAAAAAATTCGTTTACATAATATTGTGCATCATGAGTATCATTTACCAGGAATACGCGATAGCAAAGATTTCTCACCAGTTAAAAATTGGAATAAAATTTGGAATGAAATGGATGGATGGTTCGATCCTACTTGGAAAAATAAGTTTCGGGGAAAATTATCGCGTGGTATTTATGAATACAATGGCAATGGTATGATAGCTATTATTGAGGATAAAAAAAAAGGTATATTTTTGGTCAATGGTGTTTGGGGATAATATTTATTATTGAAAATATGATTAATATACTCTGAAAATATTGAAAATCTTTTAACATGTTTTTATAAAAACATAACAATTTATTCAACTATATAACTAATTTATTATGACTGTATCTGAAGCTAAAAAACAACAAGTAGCATTAGGACAACGTTATAAATGTGCTAATAAACCTGGTTCGAATCTTCGAAATTTAGAAAATTATTTGTGCCCACTATGGAAAATTAAAGATTATTACGCAGGAAGTTTTGATGGCGCCGGATATCGAATTAATCATATTATAGAACGAGCTGAAAATGGTACTGATGATCTCGCAAATCTTCAAGCATTATGTCCAATGTGCCATTCATATAAAACAAATGTATATGCGGTTGGTGATCCAAAATCCCTATATAACCCAAAAACCAATGCAAGAAAACGTAAATATGAGAATAATAAATATTTAATTGGAAAAACAACGGACGAATTTGGTACAAACAGAATAATAATTAAAAAAGAATTAGCTCTTCATTTATTAAAACAAATAGATGATCTTAATAAAAATGAAGTAGAATCATTAATGGAAATAATTAAAAATATTAATGATGCCAAAATATTAAATATCATAACACGTTTATTAAATTTAACTTTTTGTTTTGGCAATAAAATAGATAATCAGGTTATAATAAATAAAATTAAAAATGATGCAGAAGCAGAAAAAATATTATTTGGTTAAATATTTATTTATTAGATTTTTGCGCGACAATAAGATTTAGCATATTCTATATTTATTATGCTGTTATTATTTTTCAATATTAATAATATGAGTAAGGATGAACCGTGGGATAATAATGTGGGATAAAAAATATATTTAACTGATATCAAAAAATGTTATTTAAAAATAATAATATATATTACTGTGGGATAAAAAATATATTTAACTGATATCAAAAAATGTTATTTAAAAATAATAATATATATTACTGTGGGATGATATATGGGAAAAAAATACATTTAACTGATATCAAAAAAATGTTGTTTAAAAATAATAAAATATATGATTGTGGGAATAAAATTATATGATAGTGGGAAAAAAAATACATTTAACTGATATCAAAAAAATGT